ACATTTGGTGCGGAGAAATACGAACCAGATAATTGGAAACATGTTCCAGATTCTAAACGAAGATACTTTGACGCAATGCAAAGACATCTCTGGGCATGGAAAGAGGGAGAGCAAAACGATCCCGAAACTGGTAAGAATCATTTGGCTCACGCAATGTGTTGCTTGATGTTCTTATATGAACATGATGTGAAATACTCTTTGGAGAATAAATGATTAAGATGCTTATGACTTTTATATTTCTCTTTATAATTTTCTATACTGGAATTGAAATTTTCCGTAAGATGACAGGTAAAGAGAAATGGGAAATCGCTAAGACAGTTTCATACAGTCTAGCAATTTCTTTGGTAGTGGTAATGTTTTTGGTTGGTATTGTTGTTTTATTTTAAAGGATAATTATGAAAAGTGTTTTGAAAATTTCTGCTCTAGTTGCTGCTGCTGTTTTGGCTACTGGCTGCACTCGAATCGAAACTGGCGAGGTTGGTGTTCGTGTTGGCTTCGATAAGCAAGTTCAGAGTGGAGAGTTGCTTCCTGGATCTTTCAATCAAGTATTGATCGGTGATGTTCTGACATTCCCAATCAAGGATGTTAATGTTAAGTTGGATGACATGACTCCAGTTGCTAAAGATAATAGCACTATGAAAGATTTTGATGCTGTGGTTATCTATAACATTAATCAAGCACAGGTCGCTGAGTTGTATAGCTCAAAAAGCCAAGCATTCCATGCTCGTCATAATGGTGACATCTACCTGATGTATAACTATATCGTTCAAACTACTCGTAATGCTATCTACAAAGAAGCACGCAAGTACGAAGCACTTGATATGGCAGACAATCGAACTGCAATGGAGCAAGCCATCAAAGAACAAATTCAAAAGTCTCTTGCAGACGAGAAACTGGATGGCAGTCTAGTTGTTGGACAAGTACTCATCCGTAATATCGTTCCAGCCGACTCTGTTGTTGCATCAGCTAACGATCTTGTTCGTGCAAAGAACGAATTGAAGCAGAAAGAAGTTGAAGTGAAGACTGCTCGTATGGAAGCAGAAAGAATGCAAGCATTGAGCAATCAAGGTGCTCAGTCTATTGCATATATGCAAGCACAAGCCATGATCAATATCTCTGAGGGTATTAAGCAGGGTAAGGTTCAAACCATTGTTGTTCCTGCCAACTTCAATGCGTTGATGATGCCAAAATAAATTTGTCATATACCCCTTTTTGGGGTATAATGTTTTATACATAGTAATGTACACTTTGAAAAGGAAACCCTAATGAAACTATCTAAAGAAACCGTATCCCTAATTAAGAATTTTGCTGGCATCAACAGCAACCTACTTCTTAAGAATGGAAACAAACTAGCAACGATCAGTGCGCAGAAGAATGTGATGGCTGATGCTACTGTAACTGAAACATTCCCCGACTTTGGTATCTACGATCTCAATGAGTTCTTGGGTGCGATGTCTTTGTTCGATGATCCTGAATTGGAATTCAACGACAAGTTTGTTTCAATCAAACAAGGTTCGAGTAACATCAAGTTTTTTGCAGCTGATGCGACTGTCCTAACTGCGCCACAGAAAGCAATCACTTTCCCTGATGCAGAAATCAACTTCACTCTTTCAGCATCAATGCTGAATATGATCAACAAGACTGCTTCTGTTCTTCGTGCAGCAGATGTATCAATTGTTGGTGATGGTAGTACCATTAATGTTCTTGTTGGAGACAAGAAGAATGCTACTGGTAACTCTTACAGTGAACCAGTTGGTACAACCGACAAAACCTTTAAGGTTAATCTAAAGGTTGAGAATCTTAAAATGCTTCCTGGAGATTACAATGTAAGTATCTCTAGCAAGAAAATCTCTCGTTTTAAATCACCAAGCACTGACTTGGTTTATTATGTAGCAGTTGAGGCTGATTCTACTTTTGAATTTTAATTTGAGGTAACTATATTATGATTGAGTCTCGTAATGAGATGTATCTGTGGGTCGAGAAATATCGCCCACAGAAGATTGATGAATGCGTACTACCCGAATCCCTGAAGCAGACATTTAGGGAATACATCACACAAGGTGAATTGCCAAACTTCTTGTTCTGTGGAACAGCAGGAGTTGGTAAGACCACTGTTGCCAAAGCACTATGTAATGAGATTGGTGCAGAGTATCTAATGATCAACGGATCGGAAGAATCAGGTATTGATACACTCCGCACAAAGATCAAAGGATTTGCTTCTACTATTAGTCTAACTGATGCAAAGAAGGTCGTTATTCTAGATGAAGCAGATTACCTACAAGCAAACTCTACTCAACCAGCACTTCGTGCTTTCATTGAAGAGTTTGCCAACAACTGTCGTTTCATTCTAACTTGTAATTTTAAGAATCGTATCATTGAACCCATCCACAGTCGTTGTTCTGTGATTGAGTTTAAGATCGAATCCAAAGACAAGCAGGAGATTGCAGCAACATTCTTCAAGCGTGCAGTGCAGATTCTTAAACAAGAGAATATCGAGTTTGATTCAAAGGTTGTTTCTGAACTCATTATTAAACACTTCCCTGACTATCGTAGGATTCTAAACGAACTACAACGATACTCTGTATCAGGCAAGATTGATTCTGGTATTCTAGTTAACATGAGTCAGGAGTCCTTTAAGGATCTGATTAAGTTGATGAAGGATAAAAACTTTACTGAGGTTCGTAAGTGGGTTGCGAAGAATTCTGATTCAGATACAGTAGCATTGTTTCGAGAATTGTATGATAGCGCAAGCAATACAATCGAAGCGAATAGCATTCCACAGTTGGTTCTTGTTCTTGCAGACTATCAATATAAAGCAGCATTTGTGGCAGACCATGAACTAAATATTATGGCAGCATTGACTGAGATTATGGCTCAGTGTAAATTCAAATGAGGTCTTATGGAGATTTTATTACTCGTTCTAGCATTTTTCATTGGCACTCTTCATGGGTGGAATCTAAGGGAAAGACATGCCAAGAAATTTATAGAATCTCTTGCTGAAGCTGCTCAAGAAGAACAAGATGATAATGTTGTTAGAATTTTTATTGAACGACATAATGATCAGCTGTTTGCATATCTTAAAGACAACAGCAGGTTTATCGCACAAGCCAGTACCAGAGATGAATTAGAAAAAAAACTTAATGAAGTATATCCTGGAAAACGATTCGGGGTATCTCATACTAATTTACTTGAGATAGGATTTATATCATGACACCAATTATTAGTGATCACCAACAAGGTAGTAGAAATGCAAAAGTTTACAAAACATCTAATGGAGGATATGGAGTAGTTGTTTTTGACGCAGAGACAGATTATAATGGCTTTCAGTCATTCGACAGTATTGATCTTGCAGAAGATTATGCAGAAGACTGGGTACTGAGAGAAACACATTATGACTCCCTTTGATTTTATTAATGCAATTAACCTAACAAAGAAAAACTTATTTGAAGATCCACTAGCAGAGAAAGATTATGTTCCCTTTATAGTGAATCGTGGTTTGTCATATTTCCCCGATACAGTTCTTTATGCAAACGAGATGAATCGTAATGCAGGTATCCCAAAAGACTGGCAATTTTCTTTTTTCCTAAATACTATATCTAAGAAAAAGAGATTCTCTAAATGGCATAAAAAAGAAGCCGAAACCGAATCTCTAAAATTAGTTATGGAATACTTTGGGTATTCTTCTGAAAAGGCTCTTGAAGCACTAAATATTCTTACAGAAGAACAGTTAAGTATGATTAGAGAAAAATTATATAAAGGTGGAAAATCATGACTGTCGAAATGATTTATTACGACTGGACGCCAGAGTCCATGCTTGAAGTGACCCTGCCAGAACCAGATAACTTTTTGAAGGTTCGTGAGACACTTACTCGCATCGGCATCGCATCCCGTAAAGAACAAAAATTGTATCAATCCTGCCATATCTTACATAAGCAGGGTAGGTATTTCATCGTTCACTTCAAAGAACTGTTTGCTCTAGATGGCAAAGAGTCGAACATTTCTAATGGTGATATTGAGAGAAGAAATGCTATTGCTGGTCTTTTACAGGACTGGGATCTGTTAAAGATCCTAAATAATGTACAGGCAGAGCAAAAAGCGTCTTTGTCTCAAATTAAGGTAGTGTCTTTCAAAGAGAAAGATCAGTGGGAACTTGTTCCAAAATATAACATAGGAAAGAAATCAAAATGATTAAACTTGAATTGAGTGTGGCAGATGTAAATACTATTCTTCGTGTATTGGGTAAGCACCCATTTGAAGAAGTTATTACTCTGATCCAAAGTATTAAAAAGCAAGGTGATCCACAAGCTGAGGAATTAGCCAAAGCTGAGGAAGCCAAAGCTGCTGCAGCAGCGTCTGCAGCGTAATCAATTCGCCTTAGGACCACTAAAGTACGAATCGTTATAAAGCGGATGTGACGCACGACATCGCTGGAAGTCGTAACCAGCATTTTAACTGACATGCCTTCGGGGTGTCGAATTTTAAACTCGCTTAAAAGGAGCAAATTATGTTGCAAAACATTAACACAGCCATCGATTCCTTCCAAGGAATCAAAACTAAATTCGTTGAGACCTGCGTCAAAAACGAAGAAATCAAAAAGCCACTTAATCAATTTATTGAAGCACAGACTTCTTTTGCAAAGATTGTAGCTAAAGCACATGTAGATTTCTGGTCTACATTGGGTATGTCAGCTTACATGTTCGATGCCAAAAAAGCATTCGCTAAACAATAAGGAGATTAACATGGGTAACAATTTCGTCCCCACTTTCTGGGGCACTAAAGACATGGACAAATTTCTTATCGGTTTCGATGAGCAATTTAATCGTCTACAGAAATTCCATGATGATATGGCTAAGAACATCCCTAACTATCCACCATACAATATCGTCAAGAAAGACGAGAATCATTACACCATTGAGTTGGCTGTAGCAGGATTCGGTCAATCTGATATTGACATTGAGATGGAAAATGGTAAGTTGACTGTTCGTGGTAGCATCAAAGCTGAAGAAGCTGAAGATAACTTCTTGTTCAGAGGCATTGCAAATCGTGCGTTCACTCGTTCATTTGCTTTGAATGATGAAGTTGAAGTTAAAGATGCAGAACTCTTCAATGGTATGCTTAAGATTTTCTTGGAGCGTTTAGTTCCAGAAGCAAAGAAACCAAAGAAAATTTCTGTTAAGTCTAAAGGTGATAAACAATTACTGAATGAGGAGAAATAATGAAAAAATTTTTCCGTAAAGTTTATATCACCTTAAAGGGAATCGGCTATGCTAAAGCTGCAGCTGATCTTGCTCGTAATGGTAAACATGAGGAAGCTAAAAAATTAATGACTTCCTATGCAAATTGTAAATGAGAATATTATGTCTGTAACATTAAAAAATCTTGAGAGCGCATTAGCTGGCGAATCTATGGCTCATATCAAGTATCGTTATTTCGCTAAGATCGCTCGTGAAGAAGGTTTTGAAGATGTTGCAAAACATTTTGAACATACCGCTGATCAAGAGATCAAACATGCATGGGGTCATCTTGAGTTGCTGATCGGTAAGCCATCCACTAAGGAGTGTTTGCAGAAAGCAATTGATGGTGAGACATATGAGTATACAGAAATGTATCCACAGTTTGAAGCAATTGCAGTAAGAGAAAAAGACATTGAAGCTGAAAAAGAAATGCGTGGTCAGATTCAAGAATCTTTTGAACATGCAGAAGCATTCAAGGCTGTATTGGCTAAAGCTGAAAAGCGTTTTGCTGCTTTGAAAAAAGTAGAGGAACGACACGCTAATGCTTATAAACAAGTCATGGGAGGTTTATGATGGAACATGTATGCGTAGTCTGTGGTCATGTCCACGATGAGGAAACTGAAGGTAAGTGGGAAGAACTTCCTGCTGATTTTCTTTGTCCTGAGTGTGGTGTTGGTAAAGATGAATATGAAGTGATCTAATCGTCATACAATTAGGGGAACTTTCGGGTTCCCCTAAATACTTGTATGATGAAAGCAAAAATATCACCTAACTTAATCTCATTCATTACGGTTCGTCGTGCTGAGTGGATACTCAAGGTATCCGTTTTTAAAAACAAACAGATACTGGTGATAGCCCAACACTGTTATGATTGGGACACTTGTTTAGTCAGATGTTTTAATGATCAAAATATGGCTGCAGAATTTATTGAAAGTCTTGTGATAGAGGAATAAATGTTTTTTAGGGTATTTGATAATTTTATTAGTCCTACATATGCTAATACAATTGAAGATGATGCAATAAACCACCTTCAATATTACTACAGTAAAAAAACTACTTTTAACAACAAGTTGTATGAAGGTAAAATTTTTACTGACAATAATACTATAGACAATGGACAAATGAGTTGTCCAGTTCTTCATTCAGAAAACACTAAATTTAGATACTACTTTGAATTTTTAAAACCATTTATATTTAACATTCAAGACTCCAATCCTGACATAAATTTAAATGGTGTTCATAGATTAAAATTTAATATTTTACTTCAGAATCCTACTGCTCCAGAAACTCATTATAACATTGCCCATCATGATACAGTAAAGCCAAAATCTTATAGCGCAGTCTACTACATTAATGATAGCGATGGAGATACATTTCTTTTTAACGAAGTTGTTACTGATGAAAATGTTCTACCTGAACGATTGACTGTAGCAGAGAGAATAACTCCAAAGAAGAATAGACTTTTAATTTTTGAATCGAATCGTTATCATGCTTCTTCTAACCCAAGAATTTCTGATAGTCGATTTGTTATAAACACTATATTTGTCCCAGTTGAAAAGGAAACACAATGACTACAAAAGTCTACAAACTTATTAATGGTGAAGAAATTATCGCTGAAGTATTTAACTACTACGATCGCCACATCGAACTAAAGAATCCTGCAACAATCGTGATGCAGCAAACTGCTCAGGGTATGGGAGTTGCGCTTGCTCCATATATGCCATACGCTAAAGGCAATATTGACTTACATCGTCAATCAATTGCTTCTGAAGCAGAACCAGATATCAAAATGGAGAATGAATACAGTCGAATTTTTGGCTCTGGTATTCAGATAGCGTCCAGCTTATAATCCCCTCAAGTTCATGGGGTTATCCCCGAAAATAATCCCCTACTACCAGTAGGGTTACTTCTAGCCCTCTCTCGAGGGCTTTTTTGCCTTATAAATCAACAACTTACGACATGCAAAAAGGTGTTGTCTTTAATTCAGTCCTGCTGTATAATAAATGTATGAAAGTTGAAAAGGAACTGAAAATGACTGAATTTGAAAGCAAGTGTTACGGTATGACCGAAGCCGACATCCGTGAAGAGTATATGAACTCCATCACTGCAAGGTTTACTGGTCTTGAAATGGTTGTGATGGGCATCCTCTCTGATGCTCAAGAACTTCTTGCAATGGGTCGTTCTGAACAATCTCGTAAACAAATGAACATTGCTAAATTCATCTTGTCTGAGATGATGGAAGCCAAACGATCCACTGTCGCCTAATTGAAAGGAACTATATTATGAAACAAGTGATTCACAAAACCAAAGCAGAACTCCGTGCTGAAACTGAGAAACAGATCAAAGCATTCTTGCGTAAGGGTGGAACGATCGAGATTGTTAAGGCTCGTAAAGCACCTAAACAAAAAATGACCACTAAAAATTCTCGTGGATTCTGCACTGGCACTAGTGGTTTTGCAAATGGAATGCCACGCAAGTCTACTTTCACACTCGGCTAATATGATTCTCGTCAAAGAGATAACTCACTGGGAGGGTGTCACTCGCCAGTGTAACCATACTTACATCATGGATGAATCTATGACTAAGAGTTATGGTTACTTCAAGTGGCACAATCCAAAAGAGTTTCAGATGTTCTCTAAACCTATTCGATTCGATTCACGATATCGAAAGTTTAAAGTTATAAAGAGAGATCTGCATTTTGTTGGACAGGAACCAACAAACAGAATCTGGCAGATCAAAGGCAGTAAAGATCATGTATATACTGTAGAAGAAACAGAAAATGGTATGACATGTTCTTGTATCGGTTACAAATATCATGGCAAGTGTAAACACATTGATGGAGTTTTGAATGAACATAAATGAATTTCTGAATAGTCTGGCTGCGAATACCTCACGCAATTTCAAAATCGAGCAACTAAACGCACAGAGCGATAACGAAACTCTGCGTGAGGTAATTCGCCTAGCATTGGATCCGTTCACTCAATTCTATCAACGAAAGATCCCGCAGTATGAACAGGTATATAAAACTACCTTTACACTTGAGTGGGCTCTGGAAGAGTTGTATGTTTTGTCCAGTAGAGAACTGACTGGCAACAAAGCCATTGAACATCTTTCTTATGTTCTTTCGAATCTTACTTCAGATAATGCAAAGGTTATTGAACGAATCATCGCAAAAGATTTGAAGTGTGGAGTTGATGTATCAACTGTCAACAAAGTTTGGTCTGGTTTGATTCCCGAATACCCATGCATGTTGTGTAGCCCATTTGAGCAGAAGTTGGTAGATAAAATTAAATTTCCAGCCTATGCTCAAATGAAGATGGACGGTATGCGTTTCAATGCGATCGTTCGTGATGGTAAGTGTGAATTTAGGAGTAGAAATGGAAAAGAAATCCTCTTATTGGGTAACCTTGAGCAAGAATTTATTCGTCTTGCTGGGTCTATCGATTGCGTGTTCGATGGCGAACTTTTGGTTATGCTTCCTGGTGATCATCAGTTTACTGATCGCCAGACTGGCAATGGAATCCTCAACAAAGCGAACAAAGGAACGATCTCTATAGAAGAAGCTGCAATGGTTCATGCTTCTGTCTGGGACTTGATTCCTTATGTGCAATTTACTGATGGGTATTGCCAGACTCCATATGCAAAACGATTCTCGACTTTGGAACAGATCGTAAACAAGCAGAAGTCAGAAGGTAAAAAGATTTGGATTGTATCAAGTGAGATTGTGCAGACAATCGAAGAAGCGCAAAGTATTTTCCAGAACTATCTGTCTCTTGGTCATGAAGGCATCATTCTGAAAGATGGTGCTGGTGTTTGGGAAGATAAACGAAGCAAGACTCAGATCAAATTCAAAGGTGAACTGGAATGTGATCTTAAGATTGTTGCAGTTGAAGAAGGTTCAGGTAAGGCTGCAGGAATGCTTGGTGCAATTGTATGCGAGTCAGCAGATGGTATTGTTAAGGTAAATGTAGGATCTGGATTCTCAGACGCACAGCGAAAGCAATATTGGAAAGAAAATTTAGTTGACAGAATTGTGGCAGTGAAGTATAATAGTCGAATCAAGAACAAAGCTGGAGAAGATTCGCTATTCCTTCCTGTGTTCATTGAACTCCGTGATGATAAAGATGTTGCAGACACAACAAAGGTAATTAAATGATTTTAGACTTGTTGCAGAAACCAAAGGTGTTATTTAACCCCAGTAATAAAAAACATATTGCTGTTTATAAGAATTTTCTAGCAACAGGATCTTGGGGTAACAGCTGTCCTTTTATTTTACAGTTTCCATATCTTACAGTCCCTGATATGATTAAAGATAAACTTGTGCATAAATTTTTGAAAGTAGAGAAGGTATTCAAATGAAAGTTGTTATTAATGTGTGTCATGGTGGGTTTGGTCTTTCTAAAGAAGCACAAGACCTGTATGCACAACTAAAAGGTATTGAACTTGGAGAGTACAACAAGTCATATTTCTTTTATGATAATTTGTCTGTGCATGATATCCCTCGTGATGATCCTGCTCTGATTCAAGTTGTTGAGCAGTTAGGTGGAGAAGCAGCAAACAGATATTCTGAACTCAAGATTGTTGAGATTCCTGATGATGTTGAATGGACTATCGCAGAATATGATGGTGCTGAATGGGTAGCAGAAGCCCATAGGACTTGGAGTTAATTATGCGTGAAGAACTTGATAAAGAATTATGTGCGAAGTATCCGCTGATCTTTCGAGATCGTAATGCAAACATGCAAGTCACAGCCATGTGCTGGGGTCTTTGTGTAGGCGATGGTTGGTATAATATCATCGATACTCTTTGTGCACATTTGACTAGCGATTAT